CCGGTATATAAGTGCTCAAATGGTAAATACCGAATAGGTAATGGATCTTGCATTTATGACACGCAAGGTAAAGCCGAAAAGGTATATCGTGCAATATTGGCTCAAGGAGAATTTGCTGCTAAAATAGTAAGTTTTGATTTTGATGACACTTTAAGCACTATTAAAGGTCAAGACAAAGCAAAGCAGCTATTAGCAGAGAATTACCGAGTGTTAATCATTACTGCAAGACAAAGCAAGGATAGTAAAGAAGTATTTGAAGTGGCAGATAAGCTGGGAATAAGAAGAAGTGATATTTACTTTACTAATGGAAAGAATAAGTGGGAAACAGTCAAAAGGTTGGGAGTTGCTATCCATTACGATAACAACCAGGAGCAAATAGATTTAATAAATAAAATGACTAAAACAGAGGGTAAACTATTCAAATGATAAAACTAACTACGATCAAATCAAATCCGAACAATCCACGAGTAATCCGTGATGAGAAATTTAAAAAACTTGTTAAAAGCATTGAGGAGTTCCCTAAAATGATGGCTCTGCGACCAATGGTTGTAAATGAGGAAATGGTTGTTTTGGGTGGTAATATGCGTTTAAAGGCTTTAAAAGAGTTAGGCTATAAAGAAGTGCCAGATGATTGGGTAAAGTCAGCTAAAGACCTTACAGATGATGAAATAAGAAGATTTATTATTGCTGACAATGTAGGATTTGGAGAGCATGATTGGGAAATGTTAGCTAATGAATGGAATGTTGAGGAATTAAGCGAATGGGGTTTGGATATACCTGGTTTTGATATAGCTGAAGCTGGAGATGATGAATTAAATGATTTAAGTGATAAAATAAAATCGGAATTTAGAATTGAAGTTATATGCAAAGATGAGGAAAGCCAAGAAAAAACATATAATAAACTAATAGAGGAGGGTTACGAATGCCGACTTTTGACATTATAAAAGAAACAAAGCCAAATAAAACTTTTAGAGTTGCTTCAGTTATTGGCAAATTTGACCTACAGTCCGAACATATTATAGAACAATTTAAGGGCAATATAGAAATACCAGAAAATTGGCAAGTAGGTTTAATTGTAGGTAAGAGTGGAACTGGTAAAACAACTATTGCAAAGCAGTTATTTGAAGATGCTTATATTACAAATTTTGAATATAATGCAGAAACAGTACTTGATGACATGCCTAAAAATTGTTCAGTTGAACAAATAACTAATGCTTTTAATTCTGTAGGCTTTTCAAGTCCTCCAAGTTGGTTAAAACCATATTCAGTTTTATCTAATGGACAAAAGATGAGAGTTGATTTAGCAAGAGCAATACTTGATGAAAAAGAATTTTTTGTTTTTGATGAGTTTACTTCGGTTGTAGATAGAAATGTAGCCCAAATAGGATCATTTGCAATGCAAAAAGCTATAAGAAAATCAAGTAAAAAATTTATAGCAGTAACTTGTCATTTTGATGTTCAAGATTGGCTTTTACCGGATTGGATATTTAATACTGATACAATGACCTTTCAAAGTTTTGAGGGGCAAAAAAAAAATAGACCAGAAATTAAATTTGAGATATACAATACAACAGATAAAACAATCTGGAAAATGTTTGCTAAGCACCATTATTTAAGCCATACTCATAATAATGCTGCAAATGTATTTATAGCCACAATTAATGATGAAATAGCCGGGTTTTTATCTGTATTCCATTTTCCACATCCAAAAGTAAAAAATTTTAAAGCAGTACATAGATTAGTAATATTGCCTGATTATCAAGGGGCTGGGTTTGGTATTAAATTTTTAAATGAAGTTGGTAAAGTATATAAAAATGAAAAATGGAGATATATAATAACAACTTCAGCACCAAGTTTAATTTGGGGACTTAAAAAGTCTAATTTATGGGCATTAAAACAATTTGGAAGAAAACCAAATCAAAATACAGATACTGGCAACCCAATAAGTACAAGAAAGACAGATAGCAGTTTAAGACTTACAGCATCATTTGAATTAAAATGAAAAAACATACTAAAATTTATTTAGATTATTTTGGCTATACAACTGCAGATTTCATTCCATGTGAAGTTTGTGGAACTAAAGCAGTAGATATCAATCATATTGAATGTAGAGGAATGGGTGGAAGTAAGGATAAAGATTATATTGAAAATTTACAAGCTCTTTGCAGAATTTGCCATATAAAGTACGGGGATAATAAGAAATATAAGGATTTTTTAGTAGAAACACATAAAAAAGTAATAGAATATCATAAATAACTATGGAACAAACACCAGTAGAATTCTTACAGTCATTCATGGAGCAAAATAGATACTTCATAGGTAATGACTTACTAATAGCATTCATAAAAGCTCAACAAATCCACGAGCATCAAGTTAAAACTGCCTACATTGAGAGCAATAGCTACCAATCTGCAGAGCAATACTTTAACGAAAAGTTTAATAGATGATTTATCAAATAGCATTTGGAATAGTAGGCTTAAAAGCCTTAATATTACTTATAATTGTGATGTGTGATAAACTACAAAAATTAAGAAACAAATAAGAGAAATGGCTAACGAACAGAATTTAAGACCAGCTAAAAAAGGAGAGGTAAGAAATCCTAATGGAAGACCAAGAAAGTTTGTATCGGCTTTAAAAGAGCAAGGGTACAAAATGAGCGAGGTAAACGATGCTATTCAGGTACTTATGTCTATGACTCTTGAAGAGTTAGCAGATACCTTTAAAAACCCAAACGCTACGATATTAGAAAAGACAGTCGCAAATGCTTTAAAGAAATCACTTGAAAAAGGGAGCTTATATTCTTTAGATACTTTAATGAGTAGGGTATATGGCAAACCAAAAGAAACTGTAAGCCAAGAGGTAACTATTAATACTGTAAATGTTAAGGTGGTAGAAAGTGCAATACCTTTAGCAAATAGCGAGAACGAAATCAAATAATATGGACACGAAACAACGAGTTATTAAAGATGATATAGACAAAGTTAATACCTATCTAAACGAAGGTTGGTATATTGTCAGCATACACACAACAAACACTACAACGATCTTCTTACTTGAAAAGGATTTGACCTTAAAATAATGTTTACTACTGGAGTACTTTATAAAGCTAATTTAGATGCCAAAGAGGATATTGTAGTTAATCAAGGAGGGACTTCCTCTGGTAAAACCTATTCTATTCTCCAGGTACTATTTACTTTTGCAGTAAGTCAGCCTAATTTAGTTATAACTGTAGCCGGTCAAGATATACCCAACTTAAAAGCCGGAGCGTTAAGAGATGCCATCACTATTTGGAGCTCAAGTGAAGAATTAAAGCAATTAGTCAAGGAATATAACAAGTCGGATAGAATATTTACCTTTCAATCTGGAAGTATAATAGAGTTTAAAAGCTATGATGATGCTCAAGATGCCAAGAATGGTAAAAGGGACTACTTATTTATCAATGAGGCTAATGGGGTGCGTTATGATGTGTTTAATGAGCTTTATATGCGTACTAAAGTCAAAACTTATATTGACTACAATCCAAACGAGGCTTTTTGGGTGCATGAAAAGTTATTAGGACAACCAAATGTTAAATTATTAATATCCGATTATAGACACAATCCATTTATAGACAAGAAGTTAGTTGAGAAAATTGAAAATCTTAAAGAGGTTGACCTTGAATTGTGGAAAGTATATGCACGAGGAATGACCGGCAAGATTGAGGGTTTAGTGTTTAGGAATTATACAAGGTGCAGCGAAATACCAACAGATGCAGCTTTAGTCGGTTATGGCTTGGACTTTGGGTTTACAAATGATCCTTCGGCTTGTGTTGGGGTTTGGAGGTATAATGGGGAGCTTTATATTAAGGAGTTTGTTTATGAAAGGCAATTGACTAATCCAATGTTAGCAGATAAATTAAAAGAGCAAGGCATTACTTCTGTTATAGCAGATAGCTCCGAGCCTAAATCTATTCAAGAGTTATTTAATTGTGGTATAAATGCAAGTGGGGTAAAGAAAGGAGCTGACTCTGTAAGAGCTGGTTTAAACCTACTTAAAGGCTATAAAATGAATATTACAAACGATAGTACTAATCTATTAAGAGAGTTAGCAAGTTACAAGTGGAAGCAAAAGAATGGCGAAATGCTTAATGAAGTTATAGGAATGAATGACCACGCAATTGATGCTTTAAGATATGTGGCACTTACTTACCTACAAGGTGGGTTTGGGCAATACTCCTTTTCGTAAGGTACTTTCTATTTTTTACCTATTTAAAATAAACTACAA